GCATCGAAATCAGAGAGCTTGCTGCAAAAATGGGATGCGCACCGGAATACTTGGGAAAAATCCTGAACGGTAAGCGTGAGCCTAAAAATGCGGAAGCTAAGGTGAAAGAAGCTCTGAATGAGCTTGTAAAGGAAAGAGAGCAAAAATGAGAGAAATCGTGCTATCCATGCAAAGCGGCGAACCGGTAGCATCTAGCCGCCAGATTGCCGAGAACTTTGAAAAGCGTCACGATCATGTGATGCGTGACATCGATGCAATCAAAAAAGATGTCCCCAATTTTGGGGAGATGTTCTTTGAAACCACCGTGCCGGACAGCTACGGCAGGGAACAGAGGGCTTACCTGATGAACCGTGATGGTTTTACCCTGCTGGCTATGGGCTTTACCGGCAAGGCTGCTCTTGAGTGGAAGCTCAAGTACATTGCAGCGTTCAACGAGATGGAGAAGAAGCTGACCGAACAGCCGAAGCTTACCCGGTCGCAGCTTCTTGCAACTGCACTGATCGCAGCGCACGAAGAGTTGGAAGAGAAGGACAAGCAGATTGAAACCATGAAGCCGAAAGCGCTTTTCGCTGACGCAGTTTCAGCAAGCAAAAAATCCATTCTCGTTGGTGAGCTTGCAAAGCTGCTTTCGCAAAATGGCATTAACATCGGACAGAACCGTTTGTTCGACTGGATGCGAAAGAACGGCTACCTCATTAAGGACCCGAAACGAAGCGACTACAACTTGCCTACGCAGCGTAGTATGGAGATGGGGCTGTTTGAAATCAAAGAGACTACGATTCAACACAGCGACCACATTTCCATTAACCGCACTCCTAAGATTTCCGGTCGCGGCCAAGTCTACTTCGTAAACCTCTTCTTGAAAGCAAAGAAAATCCAGAAAGCGGAGGACTGAACATGGAACAGATTATCACCTTAAAGGTAGACCTAGAGCGCCCGGACGATGCGAAGTTCGCCATTGACAAGGCTGTGGAAGCCTACGAGCAGAACAAAAAGCACTGGGAAGATTTTGAACTCAACGAAGCAAAAAGCAAAGCACGAGATATTTTGTACGGCCTGTGCAACGATGGTTGCAGCATGATCTGGACGGTCGCCGATGGCACTGTTGGGTTGACGATCTGGAACGGTTTCAGAGACCTTGGCGTTGGTCAGTGCTATATGACCGAAGAAGGGCTGCATGATATCTGGGTCGAAAAGCTGGTTGCGCTGTGCATTGCCACAGGCCGGGAAGTCCCGAAGTTCATCACAGACAAGGCTGGTGAGTGCTGGTGACGAATTTTCGCAAGGCGCAAAGCCGCAAGCGCAGACTGAAGCTGGCAATGGCTATTGGCGTGTCAAGAAACGATGCCAACAAGGTGCTATGGATGGAGAAATCCATCAACCAGTGCTTTGAACGTCACAATCGGGAAACTAGACTGAAAGAGAAGATACAGCGTGGAAGAAAAGTACTGTGAGCGTTGCGGCCTGTATCTTGGCGCGGTCAGATCGGCAAGAAAGTACTGCTCAGAATGCAAGCGCAAGGTTGACAAAGAACGTGACAGGGAGCGCAAGAAGGCAGCGCAAGAAAAAAAGAAGCCGGAAAAGATGTTTCCATCCATCGGAGAAGTGCAAGCCCTTGCGGACAAGCTGGGAAAGCATTACGGCGAGGTGTCGCAGATGCTCGCAACAGGGGAGCTGACCTATGAACGGTAAGTATTACGGAAAGCAGGAAATCCGCTGGCACAGCCGAGAGAAAGACCGGCTGGAACACATCCAACGTAAGCGGAGGATGGCAAACGATGAAGAGGGCAATAAGCAACTTCAACAAAAGCAGTCCGTGGCAGAAGCGCTGGCAAAAGCGTGAACCTTTAAGACTGGAACATATCGAGAAAGAAAAAGTGGACAAAAATGAAAAAAATCAAAGTAAGAATCACATTCATCGAAGCAGTTCTCGGCACATGGCCTAGCAACCAGAACATCGCGCGAGAGTTCATCGCCAGCAAGAGCCCGGATGCTGCAACCATCGAGGATGAAGTGGCGGCTCTTGGCCCTGATGCGGTAGCCGACAAGGGCATGACCGTTTTCCCGCGTGACCCGGACGGCAATCCGATCTTTTACGATTACCAAATCAAAGGCATGTTTAAGGATGCTTGCGGCATGCTTTCCCGCATCGGCGGTAAGACCGAGACCGGCAAGAAGAAGGCCGTGAACGAAAGCGGCAAGCTGACTGCTTACAAGAAGGTCATTGACGGCCTGATCTTCATTCAGCCCCGCATGATTCCCATTCATGTGAACGGCGAGATTACCGAGTGCCAGCGCCCACTCCGCGCACAGACGGCGCAGGGCGAACGTGTAAGCCTTGCCAACAGCGAGCAGATTCCCGCTGGTTCGACCTGCGAGTTTGAAATCGTTCTTCTGGACGATTCTCACGAGAAGGTCGTGCGTGAGTGGCTGGACTACGGCGCTTTGCGTGGCATCGGCCAGTGGCGCAACAGTGGAAAAGGCCGTTATACCTATGAAGTTCTCAGTTGACCGCAACGGAAAGGCCACACAGTGATTTGTGTTGCAAAGGCACAGCTTTTCAATGAAAGGCGAAGCAATAGCAAAGTGTGGCTTTGAACCGCGAAGCAAAGGCAATGCAAAGAATTGAGGAAATTTGCAAAGGCGTGGCTGAGAAGAGCATGGAAATACAGTGGCATGGCGAAGCAAGGCTCAGACGAGCAATGGAATGGCAAGAAAAAGCTGGGAAAAGCAATGGCTATGGATGCAAGGCGTAGCTTTGATAAGCAACGGCAAGGCGAAACATCGACGTGAGCAGCGGGGGCGTTGAGAGGCGGTGCATCGCAAAGGCTAAAAGATGCAATGAGTGGAATTGATAAGCAAAGGAAAGGCAGCGCAGAACATAGCGAAGGAATTGCATAGACCAGCTATGGCATGGAAAAAATAAACGAAAGGGGATAGAAATGAAAGCTCTTATAGAAATTATTCTAATGTGGAGCGCTGCTCTTACAGTAGTGTTGGCAGCATTCCTTTTGAACCTGTGGCTGGTGCATCTTGTTGAACTACTGGTTGGCGCAAAAGGAACATGGGGAATCATTGTGGCAGCCGCTGTAATGGCAACCGGATGGATTTTTAATTTTGGCAGCAAAAAGGAGAACCAATGAAAACTTTGAAAGGAACAGCATTGTCCATGATCGGTCTTGTCGTGGCAATTGCAGCAGTCGGGTGCGGTGACACGATTCAGGGCTGTCAGACCACCGCGCAGATGTTCGGCTGGGTGATTGTATCTTGCGGTCTGCTGGCAACGGCTATCGTTCTGTGTGCACTGGCGGTAAGCGCCGAAGAAGAAGAGCGAAGCGAACGCGAGCGCCGGAAAATCAAGCGTGTTGCCCACCACACCAGCGAATGGAGGGATGCTTGATGAAGTGCCCGATGTGCGGTAGTGACAACATTACAACGGTTGATAGCCGGTCTGACCACGACAGCATCGTTCGCCGCAAGAAGTGCATTTCCTGTAACCATCGGTGGTCTACCATCGAAATCGACAAAGACCAGTGGTACAGCGCACTGCAAATCAAAGAGGAACGCAAGAGAGGAAGACCCAAAGATGATTAGCCTTGACAGATTCGGTGGCGTGACAGAGCCGGAGGACGGCGTATACTTCATGACCAACGAGCAGGTGGCGGAAGCGAAAGAAGCCGACCGGCTGGCAGCGATTAAGGACTTGCAGTCTGAAATTGAGGACAGGGAAGCAGAGCTGAAAGACCTCCGCGCACAGTTGGCAGACCTGATGGCTGGTTGATTTTGTACAGCCAAGTTAAGCCGAAGTAAGAATAATGAAGCCTAATGAAGCCGAAGAAAGGAAAGAAAAATGGCAGTATTAGTAATGGTCTATGGTCATTCCGGCAGCGGAAAGTCCGCTTCGCTTCGGAATTTTGACCCGGAACAGGTGGCGGTTATCAACGTGCTTGGCAAGCCGCTGCCGTTCCGAAGCAGCATGAAAACGTACATTACCAATGACTACGGCAAGATTGATGCCGCAATCCACAGCACTAAGCGTAAGTCCATCGTCATTGACGATGCCACCTACCTTATGACCGTCGAGTTCATGCGGAACGCAAAGGTCGCCGGATACCAGAAGTACACCGACATGGCAGCCAACTTCAATGCCCTGCTGATGCGGGCGAAAGAGCTGCCGGACGATGTGATTGTCTACTTCTTCGGGCACAGCGAATGCGGAGAAAATGGTAGAGACAAATTCAAAACGGTCGGAAAGATGTTGGACGAGAAGGTCTGCGTGGAAGGGTACTTTACCATCGTTCTGAAAACTGTTGTACAGGATGGAAGATACCTGTTCAGCACTCGCAACGATGGGATGGACACCGTGAAAACCCCGCTTGGGATGTTCAACGATGCGCTGATCGAGAACGACCTCGCCGCCGTAGACAAAACCATCCGTGAGTATTACAACATTCCGGTTCAGCCGGATAACAAAGGAGAGTAACAGATGAAGAACATTAACTGGAATGACGTACAGGAAGCCACCGAGCGCCGCGACCTGCCTGTTGGCGGCTATGTTGCCGGTATCTGCAAGGCAACGGACGAGCCTGCAAAGGAGCGCTTGAACATCGAGTGGGAAGTCGCAGAGGGCGAGTTCAAGGGATACTGGCGCGAGCAGACCGCTTCCCTTATCGAGCGTGGCAAGCTGAATCCGGGCGAATGGGCATGGGGCGGCAAGACCATCAAGAGCTATAAGGAAAAGGCACTGCCGTTCTTCAAGGGCTTTATCACCGCTGTGGAGCAGTCCAATCCCGGTTATAAGTTCAATAACGATGAAAAGACCCTGCGTGGCAAGCTGGTCGGTGTGGTTCTCCGTGAGGAAGAATACATGGGTAACGATGGGAACATCAAGACGAAGCTTGTCGTTGACCGTTTCACCAGTGTTGACAAGATTCGTTCCGGTGACTATGAGGTCAGACCGAAGAAAACGCTGGCTGGTGGGTCTGGTTCTTCGCCTGATACCGGCGACTTTGCCGTAATTCAGGACAGTGAAGATTTGCCATTTTAAAATAACGCATCAACGTAAATTTCAGAAAGAGTGATAAGATGAGAAAAGAAATCGAAATCAATGTTAAGCACATGGTTTCACCTGATGCAACAAGTTGTGCATACGGAGAGGATGTTGATGGATATGTAATGGCTTGCCATTATCACGTCCGAAGAAACAGAACACACGGAAGAAAGGCTCCTATGGAATTTGACCTTCCTAAATGTCTTTTGTTTGAGTGCTGGCTTGATAAGCCGTTTCATAAATGCGAAGCCTGTAAACAAGCTTGCAAAGACAAAACGGACTGATCGCCTACCTTATATAAGAGCTGCGCTATCTGGCTGGACGGGCGTTTGGAAAAATGAAACACTTGGGCGACATCACAAAGATTCACGGCGATAAGATAGAGCCTGTGGACTGCATCACGTTCGGCAGTCCTTGCCAGGGCTTGTCTATGGCGGGAAAAAGGCTTGGATTTGACGACAACCGTTCCGTACTGTTTTTGGATGCCGCAAGAATCATTAAGGAAATGAGGACAGCCACCAATGGAATGTATCCAACTTTCGCTGTTTGGGAAAACGTCCCCGGAGCATTCAGTTCCAACGAAGGAGAAGATTTCAGAGCCGTGCTGGAAGAACTTGCCCGCGTGGAACAACCAGACGTTTCAATTTCTAGACCTCCGAGGGGGGGCAGATGGAGCAAAGCTGGAGCAATCGCCGGGAACGGATGGAGCTTGGCTTGGCGACAGCTTGATGCTCAATATTGGGGAGTCCCCCAACGCCGAAAGAGAATCGCTCTTGTCGTGGATTTTGGAGGACAACGTGCCGCAGAAATATTATTTGAGCGCGCGAGCCTGTCAGGGAATCCTGACGAGAGCATCAAGGCGTGGGAAGCAACTCCCGGACATTCTCAGACAAGCCCTTCTGGATGTGATCGAACAAGCGAGAAAGCCATCTATGACGCAAGGGGAAACGGCGATGGCAGAACTTGTCCAACCATAACAGGCGACCACGAAAACAGAATCACAGACTACACGGCTATTGCTATCGAACGCAAGACCTTTAACGAACAGTCTTTCAGTCACTACAAGGAAAGCGACAAATGCTCAACCTTGAAAGCGAAAGCGGGAAACATCGGCAATGGCAGCGAGTGTCTGATTGCAGAGAAAGCAATCCGTTGGATTGTCCGCCGCTTGACCCCTGTTGAATGCGAACGGTTGCAAGGATTTCCTGACAATTACACTAACATTGGTGACTGGACAGATAGCAAAGGAAAGAAGCACAAATACGCTGACAGCCCACGGTACAAGGCTCTTGGCAACTCAATCGCTTTGCCACAATGGTTTTGGCTGGTGCAGAAGATGCGTCCTTATCTGAAAGAGAAGCCCACGCTGGGCAGTCTGTTTGATGGTCTGGGCGGTTTTCCTCTAGTCTGGCAAAGAGCATACGGCGATGGAACCGCACGGTGGGCAAGCGAGATCGAAGAGTTCCCGATGGTTGTAACAAAAAGGAGATTTGGCGAAGAATGATTACTTGTTGTCTCAACTGCATATCACGATACACAGCTTGCCACGACACTTGCGAGAAGTACAAGGCAGAGAAGAAAGACTTCGAGGAGCGCAAGGCGTTCGTGCATGGGCTGAACCACAGCCAGAGCGTGTACCACCGTGATTATGAGGACAAGCACCGGGAACGTGGCAAGAAACGGTTTCTCGGAAGTGAATTTAGAGGTGAAAGATGATGAGAAATCCGTCTAAGAAAACGATGAAGCACATCGCTTCTGTTTTGAACAGCCATTGCAGATTTGATTCGAATAAACAGATTTTGGTTCCGTTTGAAAGCAGCCCACTTTCTTGTATTTGGTATGGATTCAAGCCACATAGCGGTAAGAAGATGGTTGGCTATATCCTGAAAGACGGTTACAAGTATCCGTGCGAAAAATCTATTATCCGAAACGGATTGATGGTGGAAATCAAATACCCGGAACAGATTTTCGCGCCCAGAGCATCATCCCTTGAGCTGGCAAAACAGATGACAGAAAGAATGATTAAGAGAGGAATGCTTTATGTTTATCCATACACATGGAGAAGAAAACGATGGACGGGTTGATTTATGAACACCGGCAAGCAGTTTGAAGCGGACTTCAAAGCATCCGTTCCAAAGGATGCGTGGTGCTACCGGCTGAAGGACAGTGCTGCAACCTACTACGGCGGCAACGAGAACCTGTCCTTTTCCATCGACAACATCTGCGACTTCCTTGTGTACCGTTACCCGATGAACCACCTGTTTGAACTGAAAACCATCGAAACGCCCTCTATCCCTCTGGAAAAGGTGTTCGGCAAGTACGACAAGGCAAAGTGCAAATACCGCAAGGAAAAGCACATCACGGACATGGTGGATGCAATGGAGTACAACGGCCAGACCTCCCATGTGATAGTCAATTACAGGGCGGTCAACCGCACCTTTGCAATCCCTGCCAACAAGGTTCTGGCGTTCCGATACAATGAGAGCCGCAAAAGCATCCCTTGGCAGTGGGCGGAACAAGAGGGGATAGAGGTCAAAGCAAAAAGGCTTCGTGTTCATTGGCGGTATGACGTGGATGCGCTGCTGAAAAGATTGGAGAAAGAGAATGCCAAATTGGTGTGAAGGAAAGCTCAAAGTCCGTGGGAATCCCGAAAACATCGTGCGCTGGTTTACGGATTGCGTGACTGTTTATGACCGCCCCTATTTCGACAAAAACAAGTTTCCGAATGGAGAGTGGGTCTACAACAAAATCCATGATGGAGCATTGCTCTCTTACGATGATGAGACATTCTACATCAACGTGAAAGACACCGCTTACATCGAGGGTACTATGAAGAACTTTGTCGAAAAGTTCTGCACTGAACAGATTGCTGATGGCGACAACGCAATTCTTGTTCTTCCTGTAATGGCTGCATGGTCGATGGAGCCTGAGCCATACGAAGAAATGTCTAAAAAGTATAGGTTGGATTTCAGATTCTATGGATTTGAAAGCAGTGGATGCGTAAATCAGGAGATAGAAGTCATTGAAGGTAAAACAACCATCAACCGTGAAATTCGATTTGATGATTACCGTTGGGAATGCGCAGACCCGCTAATGGGAGGTTGAAAACATGGAAATTGAAGTCGCAATTTGCGACCGATGCGGCGAGTGCTTTTCGTGGCACGGCGAAACAAACGGAATCCGAAAAGTAAAAATCAAAGAACGCGGCTATGAATGTTCGCCAGATAGGTCGTTCGTTCTTTGCCCCTCTTGCATGGCTGCGCTCAACGACTGGCTGAAAGGAGAGCAGAAGTGAGTAAGAAAGTTTCAGACATTCTGCCCAAGACCGAAATCTTGGCGCAGTTGGCAGAAGAAGCGTCTGAACTGGCACAGGCTGCGTTGAAGCTGCGCCGTGCGCTGGATGGCACGAACCCGACACCGAAGAGCGTAAATGAGTGCGAAAACGCTCTGATCGAGGAGTATGCGGATGTGATTGTTTGTATCTCTGCACTGAACTGCTCACCTGAATGGTATGAGGATGCCACAGCAATTATTGGAGCAAAGCGCACTCGCTGGCTCTCTCGTCTTGAAGCAAAGGAGAATAAAAATGGCTGAATATCATGTTGGATGTGGGATGTTTGGCATTTACGCAGGAACCGTAAAAGCAAATGGAAAAGAGTGGAAAGATAAAACTTGTGTTACGGATGAAGCAGTAGAAGCAGTTCGAGACTGGTTTGTTTCCAAAGCAGAAGAAGAAAAACAAGGCTTTTATGGTTATGCTTGGGATACCAAAGACGGGAAGACTGTGATCTTGAAAGTCACTATTAAAAACAAGGAGCAGCCAGATGAATAAATTCGGAAACTGCCCTTTGTGCAACAAACAGGTCAAGCCGACCCAACCTCCGCAAAATCGCACGGCAGAACCAGTTGTACGGCTTTCGCATGGCTCTGGATGGCATCGCCGCCACATGGGGCGCATTGATTCAGAACCTTCGGTGCGATGCAGACCTGACCGATGAACAGGTGCAGAAAATCATCCGCATTGGTGACAGGTACTGGGAGATGGTTGGGCGGTTCAAGAACGAGGACATGACACCTGACGAGTTTGCGGATTATATCACCGCAAAGTCAGAACAAGTCGAAAAAGAGCTGAGAGAAAGGTGGAGCTAATGGCAATGTTTTCGGTAGAGGACATTTCAGAGATTACTTCAAGAAATCCGAAGTTTTGTCGCATTAAAAGAGCCACGTTCACTTGCGACTTCTGCACCACTAGCGTCGATGTGTGCGATGAACGTATTGCAACTGCTCTAGCGGATAGCAGAAAAACTCCTAATTGCCCGATTTGCGGAAAGAAAACTATATGTAGTCTATATGAGTTTCAATCGCACGAAAATCCAAACATCATAGAGGATGTTAGATGGAGGTAACAATGTTTGAATTTGTAACCCGCTGGCTGGTCTGCTTAGTCCTGCTGGCGGTAGTAGTTCAGTCTGAACGGACAATCAAGAACATGGCGAACAGCCTGTTTGAAAAACAACAGGCAATTCTTGTCTGGCTGTTTATCAACGCGTGTCTGGTCGTTTGTACGGCAGTTGTGATGGGGTGGAAATAATGGAAATTTGCGACATTGAGAGAAAAGAAATCAATTTTGGGTGTCTGGAGTATGGAGATGTGTTTGAGATTAACGGCGAAATTCTCGTGAAAGCTAACGTGAACCTTTCGTTAAGTAAATTGTCTGGCGGTGTCAGCTTTACTGCCCAATGAAGATGACCAGCAATCCGCTTGGGCGGTGCGTATGCGAGAAAGAAAAGTGCGCTTGGTGGCGACAGTTGGACAACTGCTGCTCCGTCTGGTGGATTGCAACCGAGCTGGATAAAATCGAAACGAAAATGAAGAGGTGATAACTCTTGGCAACACCCCCGAAGCGTGGTCGTGGCAGACCGCCGCTGACCGAAGCTGAAAAGAAAAAGCGTGAGAAGCGAGCGCAAAAGGCAAAAGAAGAAGCCGCCGCAAAGCGCGAGAAAGAGCGTGAGAAGAAGCGGATACAGAACCTCAACAAGAACAAGAGCATCCGTTTACAGGTCAGTAAAAAGGTAAAGGAGCAACAGGCGTTGGCTATCGAGAAGCTGAAGATGATGAACACAGGGGATTTGCAGTCAAGAATCGGCGATGAAGAGGACAAGAAAGTTGTCGGCATGATTGCCGCAAAGTATTTTGGTGACCTTCCGAGCGTGGATATGAACAACCCCATTGAAGTGCAGCAACGTCTTGATTTCTTCTTTGACGCTTGCATCGAAGCCAGAATCTCCCCTGTGGTGGAATGGATTGCACTGGTGCTTGGCATTGAATGGCCTAGCCTGAGACAGATTATGACAGGCAAGCGCCGTGACGACAGCTTGCAGCAGAAGTACATTCTGAAGCTGATTCTGCAAATGCAGTCCATGTGGGCATATAACGGTATGTACGGTCAGGAGAACCCGGCAGAGTGGATTTTCCGAGCCAAGAACTACTTTGGTATGCGTGACAACGTGGAAGTTGCCATTGCCCCGCCAGAACAGCCGTTGGGCGATGCCCAGAGCGCAGAACAGTTGGCTCAGAAGTACCAGACGGCTTTGCCGAAAGGGATTGACGTGGAGTTCAAAGAGGTAACGGAAAATGAAAAAACGGTTGGTTGACTTCTCCGACCCGATTCTGTCAGCGGCGCTGTTTATCTTGCTGAAAGACCGTACGACCGGCAAAAACATCATCTGGGCGACAGAGCCACCGCCTGAACTGGGTGCGGGCTTTGCGGATGAAATCACGTTAGAACAAATCAAGAAATGCCCGCCAGTGCCACGAGTTCTCAAGCGTCTGGATGAGCAGAAAAAGAGAACCAAAGCAAAAGCAGAGGTTTTCACTCCTTCTTGGGTCTGCGAAAAGATGATAGACATGGGCGAAGAAAACGGTGCGATGCCCGATATGAAGAAAGAGCCTATCAAGTACATCCATTCGACAGTCCTTGAAATCACCTGCGGAGAAGCACCATTCCTTGTGAACCGATACGACACGGTAACAGGCAAAAAGATTCCAGTACCAAGGCGGAAAGGACTGTTTGACCGCAAACTGAAATGTGTAAACAACTGGTTTGATTGGAATGTATGGACATGGCACGATGTAGCAGAGGACGCAGCGACGACTACATACGGCTATGAGTGGCAGGGTGATAGCCTGTTGCTTGCAAGAGCAAATATGCTCCTGACATGGCGAGAAAACTTTAAGTGGCTGTTCGGCATAGAGCCTGACGCTGGGAAGGTTCGCAACATGGCTGCTATCATCTCATGGAACATCTGGCAGATGGACGGTTTGAAAAAGACCGTGCCGGGCACGGACATTCCGTGCAAAATCAAAAACTGGAAAACAGACAAAGAAATCCTGTTTAAGGACGTTGGGGAGGATGACTAACATGGGATTGTATAAAGTGCCTGTTGAATGGAGAGAACGTGGATATTTACTTGTTCACGCTTCTACTCAAAAAGAAGCAGCTAAAGTCGCAATGAACGGTCTCGACATATACCCTTTGCATAATCAGCCGATTGGTGGAAGCCTTAAACTTGCATTTCCAGAAGGCTCCGAGACTGAATATGTTGCAAGGGTAGCGCCGGGTTTTGAGGAGGACGACTAATGCAGACTGACAGAGGAATATACCACAAGCGAGTATGCGACCGCTGCGGAGCAGTTCTGGGCTGCAGGATGATGAACCCTGACGAATACTTCAAGGGCTGGGCGTGGCGCAGGGACACAGGCGACCTATGCCCGGAGTGCTACGAGGAGTATAAGCGAGTGATCGGACGGTTCAATGCCAACAGAAGGAGAAAGAGAGGGCAGATATAATGAAAAAGTGCGCTCTTTATAAGTGCAAACAGTGCTTTGCGACCATGACGGACGAAAGCGATGTCAGAATCGACAAAGACATTGTTGATTGGATGTTTGAAAACGAAATGGAAGAAAGTAAAATTGGTTTTATCGCAAAATTCAAAATAAGCGATAAAGTCCTCATTCATCGTTGCGCCAACAACACTGTTGGTTTATGTGAGTTTATCGGATGGAAGGAGATAGAGGAATGAACTTCTACTGTACCGCCGAACATTGCTCTTGCATGGGCATCAAACAGTTCTCTGCTGGCAAGGCTATCCGATGCACGGCAGAATCCTGCAAGAACAAATCCGAGCCGTCCAGTGGCTCTTGCAAATGGTACGCAGAGCCGGAGGGCGTGTGTGTGAACGACCAGTCAGAACACGTTGCAGACTTCGTGTGTGACGAACGTGGATGCAAAGAATGGGAGAAAAGAGAAAATGACAGCTAAAGAAACATTCGCCATATTTGTTTTGGGGTCGCTCATAACATTCTTTGTTGGAGCCTTTGTCACGATTTTTGAAATGTTTCTTTGGGATATGACCGATGACATTTCGCTTGGATGGTCGCGGAAGCATCCAGAACGTTCAACAATTATTCATGCAATGATAGTGGCAGCTATTAACGCGACTGTCTTTGGCGGTGGTCTTTTAGCTGTATGGCTGGCGAAAGGATGAAAAAAAATGAGCTATGATATTTCACTGTGCGACCCTGTAACGCACAAACCGCTCAAAGCAGATAGTGCGCATTTTATCGCTGGTGGTATGCGCGCTATGGGCGGAACGAAAGAACTGTGGCTCAACGTCACCTATAATTACGGTCACTTCTATTATCAACCGGAAGTGTTTGGGGATGGCGGCATCCGTTCCATCTATGGCAAAACAGGCGCAGAAAGCATTCCGATGCTTAAAAAGGCCATCTCCGCACTAGGTGACGATGTAGACGATAGCGACTACTGGAACGCCACAGAAGGCAATGCAAAACGTGCGCTGTACGGACTGTTGGCATTTGCAAAGATGCGCCCTGAAGGCGTATGGGACGGAGATTGAAGGGAGAAAGGGCAATGGATAATTATCCAGAATACCTTGAACGAAACGCACTTATTGAAAGAATCAAGAAAGCATATTGCGATGGCTGCGAGAGCTACAATGGAGTTAGATGCCGTGCTTGCGGTATTGGCGATGCCATTGACGTTGTGGAAGATGCCCCAACAGCCTTAGAGCGTACCGCTGAATGGATTGCGCAAGACGAAGATAAGACGAGATTCATGTGCAGTAATTGCCATGCGAGAAACAATCGAGACCGCTACAACTATTGCCCGAACTGTGGTTCTTTGATGGAGAACAGGTTATGAGTAACACACTTTGGCATCCGGCAAGCGAACCACCACGAGAGCGGACGCATCCTTTGTTGCTTGCGACTAAAACAATGTGGCGTGATAAAGATGGAAAAATATTGCAAGGAATCTTGCCAACAGCATACTTTCTAGGCTGTTACGCAGACGGTCAGTTCTGGGACGAGATAGGCGAGAGACTGCCGGAAGATGTGACGGTGACGCATTGGATGGCGTTCCCGATGGTATGAGGTGGTATGTGTGGAGAGCAAAATTGTTTGGCATTCTCTTAAAAAAGAAGGATACCCGCCACTGTTTGACAATGGAAATGGCTACTTTTCATCTGGAAGGATTTTGCTGTCTGGGCTGTATTTTGATTTTTTCAAAGGGAAGATAGACAGGACTGTGTCATGCGGAGGACTTGTAAAAGACCTTCGGCATGGAATGCCAGAATTTGATTGGATGAACGATAACGGGTGTTGTTTGCATCACTCAAAAATTGAATATTGGGCGTATATGCCAGAACCGCCTGTGGAGGAACAAATATGACAAACAAAAAGTTTGGCATCATCATTATGGACTTGAGCCTTTTCGACTTTGGGCCGAAGCCACCTTGTGGATACATTAAAGCAAAACATATCCGACCAGCGTACGGCAAAGGCACAAGACCTGTAAAGGCGCATAAGCGAATCACGAGAACGAGAGAGGGGTTCAGAAAATGACAGAACTTAAGAGATGCCCGTTCTGCGGTGCGGAACCGCCGACTGTAAAAGTGATTCATCCACTCAATGTTGACATGGCTAGTTGGGTAGTCTGCGGAAAATGCGGGGTGAGCACTTCTGCAACATTTGGCAAGGAAAAAGCCATCGAAGCATGGAACAAACGCTACAAAGAGGATTGAGTATGGGCAAAAAACGAGACAGCTTTACATTCCAAAAATATTATTTTGAAGCCATCTCCACACTCAAAAGTAAAGAGAAGTTGGAACTCTACAATGCAATCTGTGCATACGTTTTTGAAGAAAAAGACGCAACTTTGAACTCAAAAAAAGCAGAATCTTGTTTCATTTTGATTAAACATCTGCTCGATGAAGAATCAAAAAGAAGCGATATTGCGTCAAAAGGATGGTCTACACGAAAGTCATCTCATCCTCATGTCATAAATGAGATGAAAGTCAGCTCATCTATGAGTTCAAAGTCAGATGACAATGAGCCAATTGTATCAATTGACGGTCAAATGAACGTCAAGACCCTGCCGGAGAGTGCAGTCAAAAAGAAACCTGACATCTTCTCAGACTTTGCTCATGGCGATAAAGCCCTGCTGGAATCCTTGCGAGAGTTCGCACAGATGCGTACAAGAATCAAAAAGCCTATGACAGACCGGGCAAAGCAGATGCTCTGCAACAAGCTGGAAAAGTTTGATCGGCATGACTGGAAAGCTATCCTTGACCAGAGCATCTATGCTGGATGGCAGGACATTTACGCATTGAAACAGGATGACCAGTACGAGCAAAGTACGGAGATGGAGTTTCATAGACTATGACAATGGACGTTCAAACGGTGTTTATCGGTGCGCTGATGCTCTGCAAGCCGGGCGTTGTGGATGAAATCATACCAGACCTTGAACTTGACTTGTTCAGACCTGAGCTGAGAGACGCTTTTGCGGCTGTTAAGGGCTATTGGACGGCTAGGGGTAAGATAGATATAGTTGAGATAAACACGCAGCATCCAGACGTAGCGCAGACGCTCTTGGCGTGTGTACAAACCTGTGAATCAGAGTGTGTACGAATTGACAGGGAGCAGATGCAGCGTTGGGCACAGCTTATCAGAGAACAGGCTGCACTCACTCGTGTGCAAGGCCTGGCATTTCAGATGACCAGCGAGCTTACCGATTATTCTGATCTATCAGACATTTACCAGAAGATGGGCGAAGCAATGAGCCTGAAAGCTGAGGAAGAAGATGCGTGGACATACGAGGATGTGCTGAACGACTATGTGCTTCACATGGACGAGAAGCCTGTGTATATCAAGACAGGCCTAGAGCGTCTGGATGAAGCGCTGCACATCTCACCGGGTGATTTCATCATCATCGGTGGCAGACCGTCTGCGGGCAAGACAGCCCTGTCTCTGCAAATAGCAGCAAGCATGGCAAAGCAGGACTATACCGTGTACTATTTCAGCTTAGAAACCAGCAAACGTAAGCTGGGCGCACGTCTGATGGCCAATCAAATATACTGCCCTCTGGACACGGTGAAAAATAAGGCGGTCAGCTTGAATGAGATTGACGGACAGGCAAAGAACATGAAGATGCCCCTATATATCCGCTCCGCTGCCGGAAAGAACGTGGCGTGGATGAAGGCTCAGGCTCTTCGTAAAAAGGCTCAGGTCATCTTCGTAGACTATCTTCAACTCATCCACGAAACAAGCGCAAAAGACAGATATGCCGCCATTACAGCTATATCCATTGCCCTGCACGAACTGGCACAGACCACAGGCATTGTTGTGGTGGCACTGGCACAGCTTAATCGAAACCCATCCAAGCCCGGAGCAACGCCTACTAACTCCGACTTGCGAGAGAGCGGACAGATTGAACAGGACGCAGATGCAATTATCCTTCTGTCCGGCGATAACCCCGACAAGTACCTGTTCCGACTAAGCAAGAACAAGGAAGGCGAGATAGGCGACCTTCCCATTACGTTTAACAAGCAGATTCAACGATTCCAAGAGTACACTTGGATGGATTGAGCACATGGGCTGTCAGCAATGGCAGCCTTTTGCATATACGCGCACAGAAGCCCTACAAACGCTTTTAGCGGTCAGACGGCAAACTTATCGACTGAACACGGAAAACGGCTCTGGCACGGCTCTACGGGGCTGTGAGCGCATTGTAGAGGTCTACGACTATTGTAGGAGGAAAAAATGCAGTACATGACAGCCGATACAAAGGTCAATGGGTACATGGTCTACCCTCGATTCCTCTCGACTATTGGCGTTAGCCCAACAGAGAAAATTGTTTACATTTACCTGTTCAATCGTGCAAGGTCGTCACAGAGGGCAAGCAGAAGCGGAAAGTTTGCTGACCAACTAGGGCGAGTATACATCGTGTATCCCATCAAAGACCTTGCTGCCGATACTGGATTCACAGAACGATGGGTCAAGAAGTCTCTGAAAGAGCTGGAAGAAGCCGGGTTGATCGAGCGCAAGCGTGAAGGCAAGAACAAGCCCGATAAGATATACGTCAAAGTGCCGAAAGAATCGTCAAGGAGCGAAAAGGGAGGTGAACAATCATTCACCTCTGAGGGGAACGATGCTTCACCTGTGAGGGGAACAATCGTTCACCTCCTTAATATAGAAGAAAAGAAAAGAAAAAAAGTTATTAAGAAAGCGGGCGACCCGCCCGATGGGAACGCCAGCACGCCGGATTTCGAGGATGTAAGCGAGTATTTTTTGGATGCTGGATGTGAAAACAGGCTTGCCAGCAAGTTTATGAACTACTATGAGGGAACAGGCTGGATGACCAGGACCGGAAAGCCTATAACAAACTGGAAGGCTTTTGCTGATATGTGGATTGACAGAGAGCAAGAGAAGCAACAGTACAGTGAATTAGAGTTCAATCGCCTGTAAAGGTTCTTTCTCCCTACAACCCTCTATCTCCAAAAGCTATACCGTTAGCCAGCAGAGCAGACCGTAGGCAAGAACTAGCGTGAGGTTCGGACTGGTGGATAGTCTACGACTATTTCACATGGAGAATTGACTTCATTTTGTAGTCGGTTGGATATGTATAAATGTTGCATATACTATTCCTAGCAGAACGCTATGAATTGAGCTGAATACTATAGTGCGTTACTGGGAATTAAATCGAGCAGGAACAGACCGAATCGGATGATACGACTATTCCAGCGAAATAATAGTTAAAAAGATTGAGTAATTATCTGCGACTATTATAATAAGTACGATTATTAAAGATTTTGAGGTAATGCAATGGGGATTAAAATTGATAGGTGTCTTGACACATATTGATTTTTTGGTGGTCGGATGGCTTAGCGACTATTGCATCTCTCTTTCTCTAAAAGGCGAACGACTATTTCACACAAAAAATACACGACTATTTGGCGATGATTCGCAAGAAAATGTTAAGACTATTGCTCTGCGACTATCAGCGGACAGCTCGTTACTATACTATATATAGGACTTTCAAACTTTGGTCGTCTGACAACTTTGCGACTATTCCACGACTATCCGCCGGGAGAAACTACGACTATTCCAGAAGTTGTTACGACTATTTCAGCTGGAACGCTGCGACTATTGCTGACCTCTATTAGCTATCGGGCAAAAGCCCGAAAAGGGATGCGGCGGCAAGCCGCAAGTGGTTCCGCGCCGCCGTGCCAGGAAGAAAGCATAATGCCAGGCGTGGGAAGTATCGGCACATCGCCGGGCTGGCATGGTTTGCGGCCTGCTGCACCGCCTGGCATGGATCTATAACAGGACGCACCCCTGCACCCTTATATACATTATTATAATGGGGCGGCTGTGCTGACCTGTACAGCGTCCGACGTGGTATCTAGTATCTGGTATGCGCTGGAGGTGTTGCGGCGCTGTGATGTGCTCCAGTGTGGCGCAGGCGGTATTATAGCCGCTTGTGTCGGTCTGGTATCTGCGGCGTTAGAATGCGGCAAATAGCCGGAAAGACCCCTGTAAAGCCTTGTATGCCGTTTTGCTGCGTGGACGGTATAACTGCATGGACAACACAAAACGCGCTGTAAATGCTTGTATGGGGCTGTATTGCAGCAAGGCAAAACAAAAGCCCTGCACCCTCAGCAGATGCAAGGCAAAAGAAAAGCCCCGCCACGTGGGCGGGGTAGGAATTATTTATTTTTTTCTTCAAGATCTGCAAGGGCGGCGCAAAGCTCTTGCATTTCCTCTTCTGTCAAGTCGTATTCTGTGCGGAGCTGGTCAGCGTCTGCGCTTCTCCATCCTCCATCATACAGGGCGGCTGCGCTGCTAGAAACGTCTTTTAACATGATTTTTCCCTCTTTTCCGGGCTTTTGCCCTTTTTTATAGTATATCATATCGCAAGCCCTAAAAACAGGACTTGCAAAAATATTTTTGCCCTTTTGGGCTGGAGCGGGGTTGCTTTACGGTGCAGCCCCGCTAAAGTATCCGGGCGGCTCATTTGCTGGCCTTAAAAAGTGCGGAAAAAAACCAGAAGAAGAACAGGACACAAGATAATATCACAGCTGGCACCCCCTTATACCACGCTAAACCGTTTGTATGTGGCTTTACTGCTACACTCTGCGTATATATCCGGGTGCAACGTTTTAAGTAGCTTGCTATCTAACCGGACGCTTTGCACATCCTTGTAAATGGCTTTTGCGGTGCCTTGCGCCATTTCCGGCGCACCTTGCATCATGCAAATAATATCAGCTTTAATGCTTTCATTCATCGCTTCCAGCTCTTCCAATAGCCGCTTGTTTTCGCGGTATTCGTTCACCTTTTCTTCAAACAAAGTCATTTTTTAGCCATCCTCTCATTATATTTACGGTTGATGTCATCAATATGCAGCTCAAAATCTACACATTCGACGGCGATTTTATGCAGGCTTTTGGGGCCGTTTGCAATGCTGTTGTACTCAGACACGGGCAGCAGGTCGCATCCAACTGCGCAGGACAGGCCGGAGGTATATACGCTGCACTTTTTGCAGTGGCTGCAATCCCCGCCACACGTTTGCAGACGTTTTTGTGCGCGCTCCATTTGGCTTCGTGTTTTTTTTGTCATAACGTCCATTAACATTTTGTATTTACCCCCCCTCAGCTATTGAGAAATGCAATCATAACCAGCGCACCGCTGACCATGCCACCAACATACCAGAGGGCGGCCCACTGGGAAAAGTCAAGAGTAATCATATTGTGTTACCTCCTATTACATGACCTGAAACAGCGCAGACGTGCGGGCGGTGACGGCATACAGTTTACCGGACGTGTTACCCTTTACCAGAACGCCCGTAACCCCATAAATGCCGGTGCTGTATGCGATGGTCTCAAACCCGCATTCCTCAACGCGGATTGCGTCAATCTCCGAAAAGCTCTTTTTGGTCAAGCCGGTTGCGGCGTTGGTGGTAACATAGCGGCGAATATCTTTTAATGTGGTTTTCATGGTTTTTGTCCTCCTGTTTTGGTGGTGGTGTAACACGTTCTTGTGTTGTCTATATAGTAACACGTTCTTGTGTTGATGTCAATGGTTTTGCACACATTCTTGTGTTGAAAATCGTTCATGTTTGAGTGTGTACAAATCTGCTCAGTTTCGTACACACTCCACGCCCTCCAGCGTCCTGCACAGTCCCGACCTGCCAGGCATGGGCGGTTTGTCCTTGTATTTTGGCACGGTCTGCCCTGTTGCCTGTGCTGCGCAGTCGTTCCGGGTGCGCTGGGGCCGGGGCCTCCACCTGGGGGGAATGGGGCCGGAGGCCCGGGTGGGGGTGGTCAGTCCCGTCACCACCGAAAAAATAAAAAAGGCTCAAAAAACACCACCCCCTACCTCAAAGTTCCAAAAAATTCCGCGCAAAAAACAAAAAGACCCCTACAAAGGGTCTACGTTCTGTGCTATACTTTCCTTACAAGCCTTGAAAGGGAGGAATCTACAATGGCTAAAAGTAAAATGACAACGTGCAAGCACTGTGGCGCAGAGATTGCCGCAAGTGCAAAGGTCTGCCCTCAGTGTGGCGGTAAGAACAAGCCGCCCATCTACAAGCGCTGGTGGTTTATCGCTATCATTGTTTTGATTGTCTTGTCTGCTATTGGCGGCTCTAGCGATAGCGGTAAGAAGGGCTTTGAAGAGGGCTACAAAGACGCTACGTCTAGCAAGGCAAGTGCATCGACCGCTTCTTCCGTTGCATCTGTTGCGCCTGAAATCAGCGAGGATGATTACAAGGCTGAGTGCCAGATTGTGGACTATAAGGAGCTGTGCCGCTATCCTGAAAAGTATGAAGGTACTAAGATTGCAGTCAAGGTAAAGGTCTCGCAGATTATTGACGCAAACTTCTCCGGCAGCGAAAAAGCATGGAGAACTTACACGGACAACAGCGGATATGGCTTTTATGCCGATGACGAGTATTATATGCTGGATAAGCGTGGTGGCGATTCCGTGAAGATTCTGGAAGATGACATTATCAACGTCTATGGTGAGTTTACCGGGCTTGAGAAAATCACCAGAGCATTGACCAGCACCACTGATGAACTCCCTCGCATCGAAGTCAAGTACGTAGACCTTGTGGATGAATAAGGAGAACATAATGGAAAACAAAACGCCTAAGAGCGATTTGATTCCTTGCGAACACTGCGGTCACATGATTTCTAAAACAGCCAAGACCTGTCCTGAATGTGGTGGCAAAAACAGAAAATATATAAGTGCTGGAAAAGTTGTGCTTATAGTTGTAATGCTTATTATCTTCGCTTACCTTGAATTTATGCTCTCCGCTTCGTTCGCAGCGGGTTAATCTAAACGAAAAAAAGCCAGCGGCTAGATTCTCTCTAACCACTGGCTTTTCTTATGGGCTATTTACGATTTAAGTGTTGGGAACATGATAGGAGCGCTGACTTCTTCCTTTTCCATGAGAATGTCGAGCAAACAATCATTGTATCCCATTGAATAGCTGTCCTCGCAAAAATGCTGTACGGACGTTGCTAGCGCTACACTTACAACTTCCCTTGACCGCTTATCCTCTGGCATGATGATTTCTAATGCCTGATTAAGGATTTCATGGCTTTTTTCTAAAACGGCTTTGTGCTCTTCATTCTCAGCTTGTAGCCGAAACATTTCTTCCGAGTAGTCCATCAGCACGTCTCCATTCTGATTTGCTCGCCAACAGGCAGATAGCCTGCTTCTTTAAGCTTGCTGTAAATGAACTTCTGACCGGCTCTCGTCCAGCGGGTGACCTCTTTCGTTTTGCCGTTCGGCAGCTCGATCGGGTGCCCGACAACGTATCCGTTGCCAAGATACTTCTGATAAGGGATCCACTGTTTGTTCACAGTATGTTGGATGCCAAGCCTTCTAAGAATCTGGTTTAGCTTTCGTGCACTCATGCCGTAGTTCATGGCAATCTGCGTGGTAGTCAGGCTTTCATCAGAGAGCAGCATAGCCTTTGCGTAGTCAGAATCGGGCTTCATCTTGGCGTTTTCCGCTTCCAAAGTCTTTACTTTCTTGCGCTCCGTGTCGATAACACTGTTAGCGGCAATCAGGGCGCGGCTCAACAGCATCTCTGTCGATTCAGGCTCCGGGTTGGTGAGCTTCTGCTCCATCTGATTGAAAGCGTCAATATACTTCAGCTTCCATTCAAGGGCTTCCTTGCCAGTAAAGCCAAACGTGAGTAAACTGAATCCATCCCGGTTCATGAGGTACATCGGGTACTGTTTGCCACGATTTTCAAACGTGGTTTCGTAGAACATGGATTTGGTGGCCGAATTTTCGGCCACGAGATTCTTGACGGCATCCAGAACGTGCTTGTGTTCCTTGCCGAAATGTTCTGCTACTTCACGGCTGGAAACGACAACCTGTCCGTTTTCGCTGATAAGATTGATAGCATATTTAACCTTTTGTTCCATAAAAACTCCTATGGTTCTTGCGGAACAAGCCAATTCCTGCTATAATAAGGCTGGAACAGCTTGTTCCAGTGGTTTTGATGATACGTTCGCTAAAGTTTGCCGACCTGAGCGAGCGTATCATTTTTCGTTTTCATTGGTAGAATCCATCGGATGCAGCGTAAAGAATGCTTCACGGAACGCAGCAGAGATGGACACCCGGTTCTTGATGCAGTATTCCTGCAAGCTTGCAAACTGCCGCTCCGTCACGCTGATGGTAACGGTGTGACCGTAACGCTCTGCATAAGGACTACTCATACACATTCACCCCCTTTCGTTTTGCTGTGCAATAAGTGTAACCGCAAAATATTAGGATGTCAAGAAAATACACCCCATATATTGTGTTCACTAGTGCGGGCATCAGATTTTTCCGTTCTGATTGGCTGCTCCGGCTTCGTACCCTGCCCGGTAGTTCAGTTCGGACAGCTTACCCAGCGCTTCTGCGTACTCCCTGTCCTCGCTGGTCGGTTCTTTTCCGTGTGCGAAGGTTTTCAGAAATTCTTCGGTTGTTGTAGGAAAGTTCATGTTTTTGCTCCTTTCTATTGCAGAAGCGATCTGCTTCTGCTATAATAATTGACAGAAACCGAGACTGCGCCCTTGGTTGCGCAGCTTCTGTTTTGTGGTGGAATAGGTCATCAGTGCAACTTTGGTCGGTGGTGCTGATGGCCTATTTTTTATGCCACAAAGGATAAATCTGCCGTTGCTGGCTGATTCATCGTGTGTTCTGCTGTCTTAGATTATAGACGCTTGGTATATAGTTGTCAACAGCCCAATTTGTATAATTTGTATCAGATATTTCTGATTTTTACGCATTCTAACGTAAATTTACGTTATTTGATAGTGCTTTTGTAAACAAATTAGTTTACTTTAATGGCAGTTGTCTGAAGTGTATTTTTCGATAATTCGTAAGGCACTAACAAGAATATACAATTCGTAAAGCTATAAAAAAGTTTACCGGAAATCTTCCAACCTAGTGATAATAAAAAACATAAGAATGTGTTGACATTAACATGAGAATGTGTTATAATCAAATCGAAAGAGAGGTTTGGTAAAAATGGCAGAGAAGAAAAAGGGCGGCGCTACCAAAAATAAAGTCAATTCCGGGGACATTCTTCGCTCCGTTATGAAAATCAGAGGATATACTTCTGCATCTCTTGCAAGGCAAATGAAATATGAAGTTTCTTCTTATGTGACAAACCGTGTTAATGCGGATGATTTGAAGCTGTCCACAATGGCGATGCTTTTGGAAGAAATGAAATACCAAATCGTGATTCAGCCTATTGGTGCTGATGTTGCGTCGGATGAGTTTGTTCTTAAAGTTCTTGAAAGAGACGGTGATTCTGAATGATTTACGGTTACGCTCGTGTCAGTTCTGCTGGACAGGCGATTGACGGCAATAGCCTTGAAGCCCAGTCTGAACTTTTGAAAGCCAACGGCGCACAGAAAATCTTTTCGGATGTTTACACCGGAACGAAGCTGCACCGGCCTGAACTTGACAAGCTGATGGCTGAAATCCAGCCGGGAGACACGCTGATCGTGGCGAAACTTGACCGTATTGCTCGTTCTGCCAAGAATGGCCTTGAACTGATAGACCAATTCATTGATAGGGGCATTTCGGTGAACATCCTGAACATGGGGGTTATGAATAACTCCCCTACTGGAAAAGTCATTCGGACTGTTATGCTTGCCTTTGCAGAGTTTGAGCGTGACATGATTGTTGAACGCACCAGAGAAGGCAAGAAGATTGCTAGTCAGCGCCCCGATTATAGGGAAGGCCGCAAGCCCACCGAGTACGACCGCAACCTCTTTGATGTTCTGCATGAACAGGTGGAAAAACGTCTGCTGACCGTTACCGATGCTGCCAAACAGCTTGGCGTGACCCGCCAGACATGGTATCGGATTGCTGAACAGAACAGGTGAAAGGAGCAGCTTATGGAACAGTATGTCAAACTTGAAGAATTAGTTGATTTCCTTAAAATATGCTTTAAGTTCAAGTGGAGCGATGAAAATGAAGATGAAATAATGGCTCGCATAATGACTACGCTTTATGGGTTCAAAAAGTTTACAAAAGAACAAATCATTCGGACTGCTTGGGAAGAAGCAAAGTATTATGATTTACCAGATGATGAAGTGATTGCAATAAACATGGATGTCTCTTCGAGATATTACGGGTGGCAAGCAATGGGAAATCTCATTAACAGAAGCGGCGAAGTTTATATAGACGCTGATGATTATGAGTGGCCTGTCACTCATTGGATGCCGCTCCCACTAAAACCGGAGGTTTAATATGGAAAACGTAAGAACGGTTTGTTTTATTGGTGAAGAATTTTGCAACGACCTTTATCGTTGCAAAGAAAGCGGAAAAGTATATGCAAGGCAGCGCTGCGATGATGAGTATGTCAGATGGCTTACTACAAGCAAATGCGGTGATGGATATGAACCTGAATCTCCACTAAAAGTAGGCTTAATTATGCGTGTGGTGAGTAAAAATGCCGTTGATTTTGAAGAAGAAATCGTTCGCATAGACGGAATTGGAGATACTTGTGCGATTAAAAAGCATAAAATGAGCTGGGAATGAAAGAGGGCAGTTGATAATGGCTAGAATTGAAATATCAAGAGAAGATTGCAAACGTCTTCTAGGATGGAGAGATAGCCATAAAGATCAAGTCAGAAGCTATGTCCCTGCTTTTGATTCTTCGGTTATCGTTGTAAGCGATGATGAAGAAGGACTGCATACAATAATTAGGGCGGAAGAAAACGATCGGCTATTTACCGTCTTGTTTAGAGTTTCTGTTGGCGGCGATCTGCTGCTTAAATTCTTGTGGCATCGAATCTCGCAAAAAGTTGATGTATTTCTTAGTAAGCTACCAGATCGAGAGAAAGAAGAAAATATTCAGAGCGCTGTTTCTGTTTACGCTTCTATAATGGCTTACATGAGCGAAAAAAGACCAGTTGAATACGTATCGCTTGACAAGAAAATTCCTTTAAAGAAAGAATGCACTAAAAAATCGGGAAGCCAAAACAACGAGAGTATTGTTGTTAAAAGTTTGTATCCAATAAGGAAAAACATAGATAATCAACCATCCAAGCGTTCCTATACAAAACCAACTAAAGCTGTGAATGTTCGTGGATTTGTTAGACACTATAAAAACGGAAAGGTTGTCTATATAAAGCCTTTTACAAGATATTCAAATTGCATTGACCCAATTAAAAATAAAACGTATAGGATTGTAGTATGAAAATGAGAGACAGATTTGAACGGATTGAGCTTCGCTTCCTAGATTTTCTGAACGATAATATGCCAATGATAATTATTGATTTCGCATTGATCTGCGGGATGTTCTTGGCGAAAATGCTTGAGATATTTGTTTTTTAACAGATTTCAACCAAAAAGAATAAAATACTTTTTGTGCAGTTGTAGGCACTCTTTACATTTTCAGGTAGGGGGGCCTATTTTTTTATGCAGCCAAAGCAGTGCATTGCCATCATCGACAGCATCAAAGCGTATGCAAAGCAGAATCCGACAGAAGCACAGGTCTACGAGGACTGGTTTCAGGCGGTCGTGAACCTTAGAGATGCTCTGCCGCAAGACAAGCGGTTCGATGCCTACAAATACTCTGGCGAACTGCGCTCCGTCTGTGCAGCCATGATGGCCAAGATGAAAACAGGCGAGGACGTGGCGAAGGTCTATGACATTATTAGCCGGACGTACCTGTTTGAAGCAAAAGATGTGTTCGACAGCTATTGCATCTACCTTGAATGGAACCGTGCGCCGGAGAAGAAGTTCTATCAGCCGCGAAGAAAGGTGTTAAGAACCGTTGCGAACGCCCTGCAAGACCTTGCGGATGACAGATTGGACTTGCTGGCAATCTCGATGCCCCCCGGCTGTGGTAAGACGGCTCTAGCTATTTTCTATCTGACATGGCTTGCCGGAAGAAACCCTGACGAACCGATGCTTACCGGCTCTCACTCTAACAGCTTTGTGCGTGGCGTTTATGACGAGTGCTTGCGTATATTCGACAAAGACGGAGAATACCTGTGGAATGATGTTTTCCCGGACGTTGCCGTGTCGAACACCAATGCGAAGGACTGCCGTATTGACTTAGGCAAGAGAAAGCGTTTTGAAACTCTGGAGTTTACTTCTATTGGCACTGGTAATGCCGGTCTGTACCGTGCATCTACACTTCTTTACTGCGATGACCTTGTGTCCGGCATTGAGGTTGCTCTCTCCAAGCCCCGCCTTGATAAGCTGTGGGAAACGTACACTACCGACCTTAGACAGCGTAAAATCGGCAACAAATGCAAGGAACTGCATATTGCTACACGCTGGTCTGTCCATGATGTTATCGGACGATTAGAGCAAAACTACGGCGATTCCGACAGGAACAGATTCATTGTTATGCCAGCAATGAACGAAAAAGACGAATCCAACTTCGATTATGACTACGGTGTAGGATATAGCACAGAAACGCTTCGTAAGCAACGTGAAGTCATGGATGAAATGAGCTGGAAAGCGCTGTACATGAACCAGCCTGTTGAGCGTGAAGGTCTGCTGTTCCCTGCCGATGAACTTCGATACTTTAACGGTGTTCTGCCTGATGGAGACCCTGATCGCAAGCTCATGGTCATGGATATTGCATGGGGCGGCGGTGACTTCACTGCCTGTCCTATCGCTTATGTGTACGGCGATGCTGTATTTATTCCAGACCTTGTGTTCAATAACGGTGACAAGACCGTGACCAGACCGGAAGTCGTGGGCAAAATCATCCAGCACAAAATCAACGTGGTGCGTGGCGAAGCCAACAACGGCGGCGATGAATATTGTGACGTGGTAGACAGCCAGCTCCGGCAGCAGGGGTATCACTGCTCTGTCCGCAGCCAGCGCGCACCCAGCGGTCAAAGCAAGCTATCCAGAATCATCCAGTATGCGCCGGATATCAAGCGGTTTTACTTCCTTGACGAAAAGCATCAGTCAAAAGAGTACAAAGCGTTCATGGAGCAGGTGACGATGTTCACGCAGCTTGGCAAAGTTCCGCACGATGATGCACCGGATAGTCTGGCGCAGCTTGCCGATGAACTTTACAACGGAATCAGTAAAATTGAGCCTGTCAAGAGGCCATTTTGATTAAAAACACAATATATTGTGTTCGCTGGGTCTATTTATTTGATTTCACCACTTGACAAGGCTTATAATGTACACAGGAAGTTTTGCAGCTTCCTCTAAGGAATAGCCCAGCGCAGCAAGGTTTTGTCATTTTTACTTGCTTGGGCGTCAATAGGCATATTCCTCCTTTCACCGGTGGAGGTTTTCTCACTCTTTCACCTTCACCGGGCTTTATATGTTGCGTTTCCAATTGTTTGGGGAATGCCAGTCTGTCTCCCCCATGACTGGCAAGCAACGGTTCGATTCCGTTACGCAGCACAACCAACTACCTAGCTTTGCATGGCTTTATTCTCTAAAACCTTCACCGCTATTCCCGGCTCTCAATGTAATGTTTAGGCATGACATTGCAAAGAGCAGCGGTTAACCAATCAAGCCGGGTTTTTATGCTACATTAGCTTAGTATGGTTAAAGCACTCGGCTCATATCCGAGCATACATTGGTTCAAATCCATTATGTAGCACCAAAATTGCAGCTTACCCGTTTTACGTCTGTCCAACAACTGAATGTAAAGGCTGCAATGGTTTTCTTCGGGCGAAGAATAGCACGGCTGGAAGTGCGAACAGTTTCCCAGTAGCTTCTGACAGGTCTGTGCTCAACAGCCTGTTTCCAGAAATCCAACGAAAGGAGCACAGATGGTAGCAAAAGTTAGGTGTAAGCATCCTCATAAGGATGCAAACGGCAATCCGTGTGATTGCGGACGTTATCTTGGCGAAGTGGAAGGCAAGTTCTCTCTTCTGTGCCCTCTTTGCCATTGGATTACGATTGGAGATTCCAACCTTCCAAAAGATACATGGGTCTCCGTACCAAAGTTTAAGAACTGAATAGCTTTTGAAGCGCAGTTGTAAGCGCAGTGAGATAGACCTTAACAGGTTTGTCTTGCTGCGCTTTTTATTTTGCCGGAAAGGAGGAACGCATGGCTGAGTATCAGATGGTCGTTGGCGGCTTTTTGAATAATCCGCTGACCGGACGCAGACCGATTGAAACGCCGGAGACGGAAATCAATCGAGAGAATGTGCTGAAAGTTGTCATGGGCAAGGCAGAGCCTATTCATCTGCTGAACAAAAATGAGATTCGCTTTCTGCACAACTACTACTTGGGCAGTCAGCCTGTCCTCCTCCGAACGAAGGAATACCACGCTGAAATCACAAACCGCATTGTAGAGAACCACGCCAACGAGTGCGTGGGCTTCTACACAGGCTATATGAGCGGTACGCCTTGCTCTTATGTTCGGTCTGAAACTGCAACAGGTGACGGCGAGGAAATCGCCCGGCTGTCTAACGCTTTGCAGTATGAGGGCAAGGATGCGCTTGATCGGCGGCTCTGGCAGTGGATGTTGGAGTGCGGACAGGGGTATCGCATTGTTCTCCCTGACAAGGGGTACAACGGTAACTACCCGGACGAAACACCCCTGTTGGTGGATGTTCCAGACCCGGATATGGCGTATGTGATTTACAACTCCAGCATCGGGCACAAGCCCATCGCCAACGTGCTGCACATCCCACGCAATTATCAGAATGACCTGAACGACCTGATTTGCGTGTATACGCCAAACCAGTACTTTGAAATCGACAACGGCAAAGTCACAAAGTCTAAGAATCACTCTCTGGGAATGCTGCCGATGGTCGAATACAAGCTGAACCCGGAGCGAATGGGTCTGTTTGAACCGGCTATCCCTGTTCTGGATGCCATCAACGACCTAGAAAGCAACCGTCTGGACGGTGTTGCACAGTTCATCCAGTCCATCATGGTGTTTACGAACTGCCTTGTGGACGAGGATGCGCTCAACAAGGTCAAGGAACTTGGCGCAATGTGCCTGAAGTCCACCTCTGGTCTGCCCGCATCTGTTTCGCAGATTGCAAACGAGCTTGACCAGCAACAGAGCCAGACCCTGCTTGATTCCATGTTGAACGTGTACCGCAGTCTGACCGCTATGCCTAGTGCCACTGGCAGTGAGAACGCAACGTCTGACAATGTGGGCGCAGTTATCGTCCGCAACGGCTGGAATCACACAGAAGCAAGAGCACAGCAGTACGAGAATATGTTCAAGTTCTCGGAACGCCAAAGCCTGTCTGTGATGCTGAAAATCTTGCGTGATACGGCTGGTTCTAAGCTGATGGCAAGTGACATCAACATCAAGCTGCCCCGCCGTCAGTACGATAACCAGCAAAGCAAGGTTCAAATTTTTGCGCAGATGCTCAGCCAGAGCATCGACCCGCAGTTGGCGTTCACAACGCCCGGTCTGTTCCCTGACCCGCAGGCTGCTTACGAAATGAGCAAGCCCTTCCTGATTGCCGCTGGCAAGCTGGGCGAGGATGGCAAAGCTCCGAAGCTGCAGGAACAGCCTAAGCAGGATGCTACCGACACAAATGTCGGTAGCACGGAAACAGAAACAGAGGGCGAATAACCCTTTGCATATTCCGACAGGGAAGCCGGGATACAAATTTCGCAGCGTTGCAGGGAAGCAACGGTAAAAAAA